CGGTGGTCTTTGGTCCGTAGTTCAGCCGCCCATCTCCGTCAATGTAGTAGCGGTACTGCACCTCAGCGGAGCCGCCTGCCTCCTCTGCAACCGCATCCAGTGCGCTCTGCAGGGTGGTCGCCTTGAATGCCTGCTTTCCGATGGTCTGAGCAGTGCCGGTGTAGATGGCACGAGTGCTGCCAGTGATGACGCTGGTATCAAGAATCTGGCGCGTGGTGGCGTCGTTGACTTGATCATGCACGCGCTTGAGCAGACCGTTGATGATGTCGCGGTCGGTTGAAGAGTCGTTGCCGATCGTAAATGAGTCCACGAAGGAGGTGGCGCGGATGCCTGTCTTTCCGTTGCGGATGATGGTTCGGTTGAGCCACTCATCGGCATCTGCGACGGTGACGCTCGCACGCGAGCCGAGGCCGTTGGGGAGCATCGTGCCGGTGATGTTGGTGATGAAGCCCAAGAAGAGCGGCGTCGTGGCGCTGTAGCGGCTGTCAAAGAACTGGACGCGAGCATTGTCGTGGACTGCGCCTGACTTCCACCAAGGTCCACCCACAGGCGTCTTGGTCTCAATGACGTCAAAGCTCATGGAGCCGCCGTCTCCGTCGCCTGACAGCGTGAGGGAGACAGATCCCAGCTCTACGTACGGCGTGGTCAGCGCAGACGGAGCAGGGAGGTCAAGAAGGTTAGCGCCGCCATCAACGCCAGCGACGATCAGGCTGAATGGGTTTGCCACTTAGCGCCCTCGCCGAGGTCCTGGTCCGATTCTCCTGATCGAGTCTGCGACCACCGTGTCAACCTTGCCGGTGCCGATAGAGATTGGGAAGACGTAGGTGCCCTGACCCTGTGAGGTGTTCAGGTAGGAGGACTGGCCGCCCATGTCCCCACGAGCGTATCCGCCTGTCTGATAGTCGCGTGCGGCGCTCCCTGCTGCGAGTGCTGCGGCACCACCGAATCCTTGAATGAACTTGATGCCTGCGACGATGCCGTCAATGACGACCTTGATTGCTGTAAGTAGCACTTTGAGAGGAAAGAGTGCGGCCTCAAGAACACTGACGCCACCTGAAGCACTCTCGAACACTGCTGCAAGTTCACCGAACGAATCAACCAGCGGCCGCACAAAGTTGTCCAAGAGGTCGGTGAAGATCGGTCCTAGGTCCTCCATAAGGCTCTCAAAGGCAGGAAGAGCAGTCTCAGTCAGGAAGGTCAGCGCCTCGTTGAGCATCGGTAGCAACTTTGCGCCGAATGACTCGATGGCTTCGTTGAATCGAATCTGCGCCGCCGCGAACTTGCCGCTCGTGCTGTTGGCGACTTCCTCAGCCACGCCAAGATACTTCTCGTCAGCGATTCGCAGAATGTCCTTGAGCTTGGCGCCCTTCTCCACCTGGATGCCGAGTTTTAGCAGGCCTCGTGTGCTTCCAGCCGCGCCACGACCAAGTGCGGTCATTACGTCACTGAGTTCCATGCCAGTTGCTGCGGCAATGTTTGCTGCGGTGGCATTTGCTGCAAGAAGTTGCTCTTGATTCTTGAAGAATCGTGATCCGACCTCTAGACCATCACGCACCTGATCGTCGGTGAATCCGAGAACCTGCATAGCCTTGATCTGCTCGTCAATCTTTGGAGCAAGTTGATCAAGTTGGAAGCCACGCGCCTTGAGTGCCGCGTTGAGTCGGATCGTCTGCTTCTCATCATCGGCTGCAGCCTTGACTGCATTGAATGCGAAGGCGAGGAGTGCGGCTCCGGCTGCGATGGCGGCCGCACCGATTGCCTTGAATGCAGTGCCTGCCGTTCGGCGCAGTTTGCCCATTGAACTGCCGACCTTGCCCAGCGGACCTGTGGCGGCATCCTTTGCCTTTACGACGAAGTTCGCGGTCTGGTTTGCAGCCATCAGCGTTGATTCCCTCTCTTGAACTTCAAGATGGTATTTCGGAACGGCTCGTCATTGAGGAACGACGAGATGGTCTTTGAGTAAGATTCTACGGCTCGGTCGATGTTGGTCTTGCGCTTCACCACATCATCAACGAATGGTCGAGCCTTGACCGGCTTGACGGCGACGATGCCGTTCCGTGTGGTGCGGCGGCTTCCAGTTCCACCCACGACCAGCCAGCCATAGAACACGCCGTTGCGACCACCCTTGATTCCTACGACGGCGGCAGGATTGTTGAATCGTGCCTTGCGTGCCTTGATCTGCTTTTGCAGTTTGCCAGTCTCTCCCTTGGGAGCCTTCTCCTTGATCGGCTTCTGCAGTGTGCGAGCTGCGTTGAGTGTGGCGAAGGTCATGAGGCGCTTGAAGGCACTCGGATTGGAACCCTTCAGGAAGCCGATCCGTAGTTGATCGTAGTTCCTGTCAAACTTCCCCTCGATTACGATGCCCTTTGCCATCACTTCCCTTTCGGCTGCATCTCCGTATGGATTGTCCATGCGAGCAGCACCTGATCCAGCGGTAGGCTCGCCACTTCATCTGGCCACATGCCGAACTTCTCGGCGAGAATGTGGAACATGATCTCTGGTGGCACCACAACCGATTGACCGACTGAGAGCCGCCGTGCAGCGAGCCTTACTTGGGGTCCGCTTGATTCCCTTTGCCCCACTTCTCCATCGTCTGCGTCAGTGCATCCACCGGAGCGTCCAGCACATCGTCGCAGGGATTGCCATCAAGCCCCTTGAAGTTGTGGCTGAGGACCATCTTGGAGAACGCCTGCAGCGCTCTGCCTGCGTTGCCTGACTCTAGATCGAGCAGGATGCGCGCTGAGACGTTCTTGCGAAGCTCTGCGTGCCAGCCTGCGAACTCACCCTCTAGGGTGATTAGTACGACGTCCATCTTGCCCTCCTACGTGCGCCCTACGGCGCTGCTATTACGGCGCTGCGCTCAGTGGTGAATCAACAACGATCTCAAGCGACTTGCCTGAAGTCGTGTCGTACGCCAGTCGGCAGGTGACCTCATTGACAATGAGACCATCCTCGTCCGACGAGAGCGGAACGATGTTCTCGATCTCCCATGAGCCGAGAATCCACACGCCGTAGCTGTCGGACGTCGTGCCGAAGAGTCGCAGGTACTTCTGCGTGGCAATGTCCGTGATTGGGAAGGTCGTGCCAGCGGCTGAGTTGCTCGCCACCGTCAAGGTGAGCGTCGCATCCAGCGAGCCGGTCAGCGCGGCCGTTGCAGCGGTCAGGCTGCCATCAAGCGCTGTGATCATGCCCACGCCAGTTGAGATCGTGAGGCTGAACGCGGTGATCGACGTGTAGTCGGTCGCGCCAGAGCCTGCCTTGTCTGGGAAGTTCGTGTCCGTGCTCAACTTCATCAAGCGGCCAGCGAGCATTGGCTGCGCTGGGAGTGCCGTTGGGAAGGCGAGTGAGGATGTTGCTGCAGTCGTTGCGGCGAAGGTTGCGCCAGCCTGGAGCAGACCGTTCGCGTCGGTTGACAAGGTGATCTCTGTTGGAGCTGCGTCGCGCACGAGATACTTCTGCACGCCATCCTCAACGAGGAACGAGTAGAAGACGAGTGTGTCAACGTCGCCCTGCGTCGGACTCCATGTCCACGTGTATGGACCAGCGCCAGTGACGGCTGCGCCTACTGCGTCAAGAATCAGCGGAAGGGTTCGCATGGATGCAGGACCTTCGGCGATTGTCAACACTGGCTGCCTGCCGGTGATCGTTGGTCGTGTTGCCTGGATTGCCGTTCGCTTACCGACTGAGGTGGTCTCTCCAAGATCAACGGTCACGCCGAGATCGAGAGCGCCTGTGGTCTCCGTGAATAGGATCTCGCCGGTAGCGGTGCCGATTGAAGCGGCAGTTCCGAACGCGGCCTGCGACGCGGTAGCGATTCGCGTCAGAGCCTTTGCGCCGTAGGTTGGCATGTCCTGTTCTCCTTGCTCTACGCGGTGAAGGTCACGGTGTCAAAGACCGTCACTTCCGCATCTGCTTCAACCGTCAGATAGTCCTGATCGGCGTATGTATCTGTGCCGAGTCTAGTCGCAGTGACTGCGACCTGCACGGCATTTCCACTAATCGTCACAGCGCCGTCAAAGGCAGTCCGTAGCCATGAGCGCCAGGTGTAGAGGTCGCGGTACTTGTCCTCCATCCTAGGAACTGGCAGGAGGTAGATGCGGACGGCGACCGTCAGGACGGTGCTGCGATTGCCGTTTCCGACGGTGATTGAATCGTCCCCAGGGAATAGGACGGCAGATGGCACGACTGGCAGGCTCTCTGGTGGCGTGGCGTATGCCTTGCGGAGCACGTAGCCGGTCGGATCAGTTTGAGCCTCCAGACGAGCTGCGAGTGCGTCAAGGATCGTGAGGTCGGTCATCGAGCCAAGCCGCCTCGTTTTCGGTACGGATCAAGGATCAGTGCGGCCTCTGGGTGCAGCGCTCGCGCCTGACGCAGGATGCCGCCGAGGTCTGCCGAGCCGATGACGCCGAATGGCGAGGTGCGCGATGACCAGACGGCTCCAGCTTGGATGATTGCCGCCTGAACGACGGCGGCTGGGACGCTAGGGAAGCCGAAGACTCCGACCACCTTCACGCCAAGGAAGACGTCCTTTGGGAAGTTGCGCGGCCATGAGACGCTCGTGTCAATCTCGGTGTATGGGAAGCCGTCAAGGTTCGTGTTGACAGGAGCGAGCACGAAGTCGGTGCCAGCGGTCCACGTGGTCTCGTAGGTGCCGTTGGCGTCATCGTCGGTCTGCAGCGTGGTGACACTGACAAGATCGTCGGTCAAAACGTACTGATAGTCCTCAGCGGTGTAGAACCGTGTCTCGCTCGCCGTGCCGAAGCCGGTCTTGCGGTCGCAGTACAGGTCAATCAGCGTGTCGGTTGCATCGAGTACGTTCTGCAGCGCAGAGTCGTCTGCGGTGTCAGCGGTGCCGATTCCGACAGCAGCCTTGAACTGTGCGAGTGTTGCGTAAGACATCTAGCGACCTCCAGTATGCAGGACATACAGCGTTTCCGTGCTTGATGCTACTACGGCATACAACTTGTCTGCCTCTGGTAGCCATACTTCGTGCATCTCGTTCTTTGGCAGAGCGAAGCCAGTGGAGGTGGTCACATTGCTATTTCCTAAATACACCAGATTGCCGCCAGTCGGAGAGTGCAGATAGACATGCGATGCACCGACAAGACCGGTGGCGATGAGCACTGGCTCTGTGCCAACGGTGACCTGTGAGTGAATGATCGTCGCCACTAGTCCCCTTCAGGAGCCACGTCAGGCTCCGATTGCTTGATGGTAGCAGTCCTCATGCCCTTTGATACTTTGGCGCGCTCTACGTGGCGCGTTGGTGCCTCTACGTCGACATCTTGCACATGGTCTGCCAGACCGAAGGCGATCAAGCCCTCAGCCTCCTCCTGTGGGAGGTCAGCGATTGCGCCGGTCGGATACTCTCCTCGGCGCTTCCTGAGTTTGACAAGCATGTGGTCTCCTTACTTGCGGATCAGGGGAGCCGCCGAAGCGACTCCCCTTCACCACTAACTATGCGTAGCTACTGATTAGATCAGTTGCAGGCGTAGTACTTGACGGCATCAGCCTGGGCAAGCCCAGTTGCGCCGCGAACTTCAACCTTGTACGAGACAAGGCCGAGGTTCCACGCGTACTCGCGGCTTACATCCACGCGGATGCCACCAACGAGTGCGGTCTTGATCTGTCCAAGGTCACCGAACAGGATTGGCTTGGCATTGTCAGCAATGTCAGCGATTCCTGAAGCGGTATAGACAGGCTTACCAAGGAGGCGATCAACGCCACCCTGTCCACCTGGCTGGAACAGCGGCACTGAAGACGATGTGATCCCAAGGATTGATCCTAGGGTCGCATCGGACATCAAGAAGCCGGACTTTGGAGCCGATCGGTATTGCTGCTTGACCGCGTACTGGAGGGACACTAGCTCGGCATAGGTAGGCACGAAGGTCGCACCTGTTACGCCTGAACCAGCGGCCGTCACGACGGCGGTACCAGCGGCTGCTCCGTGAGCGATTGCAACTTCCTGACCAGCGGCGTCCGCAATGAACGCTGCGATGTCAAAGGCTGCATCCTCGACCAACTCTTCCGAGACCTGGACGAGAATCTTGTAGCCTGCTGGCGTCAACTGGAGCGTGCCCATCGTTGGGTCGCTCTCAACGATCGTCCCAGCCTCGCCAGGAGCGGTCGCCGTCCCAAGAGCGGTTGCTCGTGGGAACTTGATCGCGTTGCCGGTCGCAACCTGAATCACATCAACCACGTCTGGGTTGATGAATGGGTTGATCTGGCCTGCAACCACGTTCACACGTGGGAACACTGCAACAGGATCGCCCAGGTTGCTGCTCTTGGTCACGTCGCGGCGCTCGAATGTCTCAGAACCACCGGACAAACCGATGGCGCGGAGTCGCTCGGAGTCGCTCTTCGCGGCAGGAGCCTTTGGCGACACAACAGCGGCGAACTCGGCGCGAGCCTCGTCTGCAGCCTTGCGTGCTTCGGTAGCGTTCTTCTCGGACTTCATCGCCTCGGCAAGCGTACCAGCCTCTGCGACGAGCTTCTCAAAGCGCGCCTTGTCTTCGCCCTCTAGGGCGATTCCCTTGTCAGCGGCTTCAACGGCAATGCCGCGAGCCTCCGTCAAGAGGTTTGCTCGCTTGTCAGCGAGATTTGCGAAGTCGGACATAGTGTCCACTTCCTTTCTCCGGACATAGCCGGACTGTGTTGATTCTGCTCTCCTCGGTGGGTTGCTCTAACGCGGACTCGCCTACTTGGGGCGGTGGGGCGCAGGCACGAGACCTAGAGTGCGTCACCTTCTGCCGACTCCAAGGTCAACAGCGCCGCAGCAACGGATGGGTCAATGACCTTCTCCTGCTTTGGTGCCAACTTGGATCGAACAGCGTCAATGACAGCCAACTCCTCGCTGGACAGCTCGCGTCCAGCCTTGACTGCTTCGAGTGTGGCCATCAACGCCTCAGCCTCTACGCCGATCTTCGGCGCAGTGACCTGACGGATTGCCGTGAGACCAAGAGTTGCAGGGTATGCAGGTGTCTGACCACCAGCCGCCAAGATGCTCACCTCAAACAGGTTCGCCTCCTTGATCGTCCGGTTGTTGCCATCCCATGAATCCTGAACCTTCTGGAAGCCGAATGACATGCCAGCCGCTGCACTCTCGTGCGTCAGCATGGAGATGACCTTGGCGGCATCTGGGTCGGCAGGATCAAGTTTCGCCTCAACGCGAAGCCCAGTCTCGTCTTCGTTCAGTTGGAGACGGCCGCTCGCGGTTGTGGCGAGTGCGCGTGTCTCGTCGTGTCCGAACAGGAAGGCGATGATCTTCTGCCCAGCGGTAGCACGTGCCAGTGAACGCTTGAAGGCGTTTGGCGCGATGCGCTCCTCGAATGGAAGCCCCTCGGACGCGCTGTTCCAGATTGCGGCGTAGCCGCTGAAGGTGCGCTGTCCGTCTTCTCCTGCCTCGCCAAGTCGGAACTCGCCGATCGGCAGTGAGCGAACTTCTTTCTCTTTCATGTCTACAATCTCCCTGTCTTCAGATGCGATAAGGCGATCTGCCCACGAGATTACGCGATCAGCGCCTTCTGGATCTGTCGTTTCCACACCCCACAGAAAGCCGGCAACAGCGCCTGGTCCTGGGAAGTCTTCGTTGGTTCGGTCGCTGTTCTGTGGCACGCCTTCCCAGTCAGTGCGGTGGCGGCGAGTCCATGCAGCCATGCGGACCACCTTGTCGGTGTCTACGCGGCCTGCAGCCAGTTCGCGTGCCTCTGCGACGGTCTGTGGCTGCAAGCCGTCACCAGAGAGACCCTGCTCGTGCCACTCCAGACCTTTGCGCGCAGCTTCGCGGATGTATTCAGGAACTTCGTAGACGGCGCGATAGCCTGGAGCGCTCGTGTCGGTGTTGACGATGGCGTCGTACGCGGCGTGGGTTCGGCACGGCATGTAGATCGTCTGGCCGTTCTCATCCATTGAGTGGGCGCCCTCGCAGCCAATCTGCTCTGCGCGCTCTAGCGCCTCTTCTCTGGTTGTGAACTTGTCCCTGCCAGCAACAGGTGCTCGGTTTTCCATTGCTAGATAGTCCTCTGGCGAGTGAGCCATGATGCCAAGTTTCTCAGCCATTTCGCGGACTGCTGGGTCATTGTCAATCGCCATCTCCAGTTCCGCGCCGTACTGCTCCCTCAAGAGTCCGTACTTGTATTCCTTGAACGCGAAGCCGGTGGCGAATGGCGTGCCGTCAAAGTCGTTCAGGTGTACCTCTTCAACGCCAGCAACCTTGTACTCCTGGAGCCATGCGCGAGTCTCTTCAAGTCGCTCGATGGAGCGAGCGGAGACGATGATGATCTGCGTGTCCCCTGACATGACCTGATCGTTCAGCGCGTCAATCAGCGGCTGATTCGGCTGCTCATTGTCTAGGATGAGCGTGCCGTCAAGGTCAACGATGGTGATCACTGACCAACGACTCCGATGTTCAGCGCCTTGTAGTGCTCGTCGCCACCTGGGACGTCTGCGCGGTCTTCCAGTCTGCGGATCTCATTGAGCGAGAGGATGCCGTTGTTGAGTGCGATGGCGTAGGCGTCGTAGCGCTCCTTGGTCGTAGGTCGGAGCAGACCGTCCAGTGTGAACTTGATGAAGGTCTGGTCTGCGCCTGGCACGAGACGCTGCAGCCCTGCCTCAAGGCGAGCGACGAGTGGTCCGAGTCCGAGTCGCAGCCACTCGATGCTGACGATCTCAACGCTGTTGTAGGAGGCGTTGCCGCCTGGGTACTGCAGCAGGTGCAGCGGTACGCCCATCAGCCTGGCAATGCTCTCCACGCCCCAGTGGAGCGTCTCAACGAGCTGCATGTCGCTGATCTTCATGCTCATTTGCTGGAAGTCTGCGCCACCTGTCAGCACTGCGATCTTGTGCATCTTCTCAATGCCTTCGTGACGGCGGCTGAATGAGTTTCGGAGTGAGTCAGCCTGATCCTGTGTCAGTTCGCCTGGGATCTTGATGACGGCCGAGGGAGCAGCGCCCTGCTCGTAGAACTTCGCGCTGTACAACTGCGTGGCAGATGCGAGTCCGAGGGTGGTGCGGTGCTGCTCCACCGGCGAAGGTGCGCGGAGTGCTGAACCTGTGGCGAAGAGTGGGATGTGCAGAATCGCGTCGGATGTCAACTCCACGCCAACGGTATCTTCTCCCATGACGGTGTAGATCGGTGCTCCGTCAACGCTCTTGATCTCAACCTTCTGCGGATCAAGGACACGCATCTCAACGATGTCGCCGTTGCGTCCCTTGATGAAGAGGACGAAGCAGTTGCCGTGAATGAGCAGGCTGCTCACCATGCGATGCTTCAGGTCAAAGCCAGTGAAGTTCGGATTGTTTGGCTGCGGAGTGGTGAGCCAAGACGGTGATGGTCGGTATGGTCGGCGTGTGCCGTCAACGCGGATGTAGGTGTCCCAAGGAAGGCTCGCAACTGTGTCTGCGTACAGCTTGACGGCTGCATAGTATGCGCCGATCGAGAGTGCAGTCTGGCTGTTGATTGCGACACCGGCAGATGAGACGAGTGGCTGATTGTCTGTGATCCACGTGCCGCCTACGGCGCGAGTCTCACCGAGGATTCGGCGAAGGATGCTCACTTGCGATCTCCTAGCGTGTAGCCGATGGCGGCGACGGTCACTCCGAGGCCGATGACTCCCAGTGCTGGAGAGAGTAGCGCGATGCCGCCGATGACAAGTGCTGCGCCCACAAGTTCCAAGATGTTGCTGATCATAGGTTTATCCACTCCACTTTCGCTGTCTGCTTTGGTTCAACCTGCATGAACTTTACACCCTGGAAGGCTACGACGGCAGACACGGCCGCGTCAATGCGGTCAGGTGACGCCTTGTACGCCTTGGTCAAGACCTGCCCATAGCGAGTCAGGCGCGTGTGGACGTTGGCGATGTGCCGAGCGAGGAGCGGATTGCCGTCATGTCGCAGCCCTTCGCCGGTGGCGACTGCGGTGAAGAATCGGTCAACGGCTGGACCCATGCGCTCAATGGTGGCAGTGGGGAAGACGGCGACGCGCTTGCCGTAGCGGTTGGACCACTCCTCAATCTCTGACGCCCAGCCAGGAGGGTCCGCAAAGATGGTGGCGTCGTAGGTGTTCATGATCTGGTCGATCACGGCGTCCACCTCACCACGAGGCACCGTCCAGTCTGGGTCGCGGTTGGTGACTGCTTTCTCCCATGCACGGATCAGGAAGATGTGGCCGTCCATCGTGCAGGCGGTGATGACGGTCGCGTCTCGTGCATACGATCCGTCAAAGCCCACGCTGATTCGCTCGCCTGGTACGAGCACCCTCGTGCGCTCTGCCAGTTTCATCCACGCCTCTGCGCCGATCCAGCGGTCTGGCGGCTGCACGAAGCGGTTGAGATGGTAGCGCTGCCACTCGTGGATCGGCACCTCAGCGGCTCGTGCGAGGAGTCTGTCAACGTCAACGAAGGCAGGTGCGGAGGGGTTCGCCTGCTCCAGCGCAGCTCTGCGCCCTTCGTCGGTCTCTAGGTCGTGGCTGTCGGATGCAGCCCACCACTCGATCAGGAAGGTGGGATCGGACTGCTCGCCGGAGGCGACGGTCTTGCCGTAGGTCAGCATGCGTCCGAGCAGCGTGTTCTCGTCTGAGCCTGCCGTTGAGATGTTTAGTTCCAGCGCCTCTGCGCGCTTGGCGAGTGAGTTAGATAGAACCAGATGCACGCGCTCTTTGTTCCCAGTCCACTCGTGCAACTCGTCAGCGATGAAGCAGGTCGGACGGCCGCCGTCGTTCGTGCCTGCCGCCGCAGCGACGCGGTACATGCGCCCTGGTCTGTCTTTGATCAGGATCTCGGTGTCGTAGACCTCAAAGAGTTTGGCGAGTGGACCCTGCGTCAGCATGATGCGAGCGGTGCCGAACAGGAGGTCAGCCTGCTCAAAGGAGGCGGCTGCGATGGGGATGTTTGGAGACTTCGGTGCCTTGGGTCCTGCCAGTTCAGCCAAGGCGATTGCCGCGAGCAGTTCGGTCTTGCCGTTGCCCTTAGGCGTGCCAAGGAGTGCGCGGCGCACGATGCGCCTCTGACCGTCGTGCTCGTAGAGGCGCCAGATGAAGGCGCGTTGCCAAGGCTCAAGTCTGAACGGCTCGCCGAACTTGTCGCCCTCACCGTGCACGAGGTTGGTCTCAATCCAGCGGCAGATGATGCCACCCCACGAAGGAGGTGGCGGCGTGCTACTCGGCGACGCGAACAGCGGCCTCTTCTGGCTCGACTTCTTCGGTTCCGATGTAGCGAGGGTCTTCCTCGACTTCGGCTTCTGCTGCCTCGGCATTGGCGATTCTTGCATTGAGTTCCTCCAGACTTCGTGCGGCTTCACCGTAGACGATACCAAGCGTCAGCCCTGCCTTCGGATGCAGTCCGAAGCGATCCTCCAGTTGACGGATCTCTGCGTCCATTGCGGACCTCTGCCGGTAGAGAGGGTTCAGGATTGCCTGACCCTTGTGTCCGACCATCATAGGGTTGAGCCTGAGTTCGGTGTCCATACGGTCTCGCTCGTCGTACATGGAGAACAGGCGTTCTAGCGGCGGCATCTGAGCAGGCTGCACCAGCGAGGCGAACGGTGACTCCCAGAAGGTCTGCCATGCGCCATGCCAGCGCTCAGAGAGGTGAGCAGGAGCTGCAGGATACGCCTTGGGATCAACCTGAATCTGTGGCAGGACGCCAAGATCTTTCGTGGCTCTTCGCTGTCTTCGGTCTGCTGGCTTCTTCGCGCTCAAAGGTTTTTCCCCACTGTGTCCGTTTGACCCACACCGTACAAGAGATAGACGAACTCGGCGCTGGGTACCGTAGGGGTATCGTACCGCAGATTATTGACCGCCCTACCCTCGTGACTTACGGCGGTCACGCTTAGCCCAGCCCTTACCCTTGAACAGGATCGCGCTCGGTGTGTACTGCAGGACCATCCAAGGTCCACACTCGCAGCGTGGCGTGATCGGCTCATAGCCTGACTGGATTCTCTCCTCAACCTTTCCGCAGGTGGAGCACTTGAACTGATAGATCGGCATTTACTTCTTGGCGCGTCTCTGGGCGCGGTTGAGCGGCTGCTCTGCCGGTGCGCCTAGCTTGATCTTGCCTGACTCAATGTCTGCGAAGAGCGGTCGCCAGTGCTCGGCGTATACGAGGTCCGCGTCGTACTCATGCATGGTCTTGCCAAGCGTGGCGCGCTGTTCAGGCGTGAGCGGTGACTGCGCGTAGTTCTCGTTCAGGCGCTCCACGATGTGCGCGATGTTCGGCACCTTCCACCACGACTCCTGCATCTCGTCCCACTCGACTTGACCCTGCACGGTTGCGCCGAAGTCTCGGACGAGTTCGGTCTGTGCGGTCCAGTCGGTGACGATGACAGGCGTCCCTACGGCCTGCGCTTCAATGACAGGGATGCCAAAGCCCTCACCTCGTGAGGCGAGCAGGAGCACGTCGGATGAGCGCATGATGGCGGCGAGCGTCTCGGCTGCGATGCCAGCGCGCATCTGGCTGCTATTCACCCAGCGGATGCGATCCTCTGGGGCCTTGATTGCCCTGAGCAGTGGGATCAGGTTGATGCCGTCCAGGTGTCCGAAGCGGTCGGTGTGCAGGTAGAGGTAGGCGTCTGAGTGCTGTTCGGCGAAGAGGACCCACGCGGTCAGCATCTCTGGGAATGACTTGCGCTTGCCTTTGTTCATGGCGGTGATCGTGGTCAGGTGCGCGTCCTCCGGCACACGCAGCGTCTCTCGCACGGTCGGACCTTCTGGACTCCAGATCTTGGTGTCAATGGCGTGCGGAATGTAGGTCAGGCGCTCACGTGGAACCCCAGCCTCAAGCAGCGCCTGCTCACCGAAGCGGCTCATGGCGATGATCATCTTGTTGTTGCCCTTCTTGCACCAGTCAGCGACACGCGGCGGCACAGGGTAGTGGTCGATCGGAACCCACGAGACGATGGGCAGCGTGTGGTAGGCGTCGTTGATTGCCACCCAGACGTCAAAGAGCGTAATGCCATACCCACCCTGTGATGCGGCCATCGCAATGTTCTCTGGTCCTGAGTCGTTGGCGTACTTGATCAGACCCTCGGCATAGATCTGGATGCCCTCGACTTCCATGTTGGTCGGTGCGCCGTAGTTCGCAGCTACACCGACGGTGATGCCGTCTGCCTTCATGCGGATGGCGAGCTGCTTGGTTTGCTGTCCGTAGCCGGTCGGAGCGAGCGGCGTGTTGCTGACGATAATGACTGGCTTGCTCATGATGTCCTCCTACTTCTTGGGGTATGGCATAACGACATACCGCAACGCCTTCAGCATGTTGCGCTTCTCCCATTTACGGCCGAGGAGAGCGATGTATCGGTGTTTACGTGATCTTTCTTTGAGGTAGAACTTGTCGCCGTACTTCTCTTTGATTGCGTCTATACGCTTACCCTCCGAACCCCTGACCTGATCTGCAATGGTTTGTCCATGCAGATGCTCCAAACCCTCAACCTTCCAGTCAGTTCTCTTTGCGCTGAGTCCTGTGTAGAGGAAGTTGGTTGCCTGATAGACGATCCCCTCATGTCCGTGTTCCGTATCAGCATAAGACACGATGATCGCTGGACGAGGCAACAGGTTCAGAGCTGCTGAAACTAGCCTGCTCGCCTCGTTAGGCTTGTTGTTTACAAGGCACAGCCGGTTCAGTTCAAGAACCCTGTCAGAGTATTCCTCGCCAGCGACACCTGATCGAAGAGCGGATGACGATGGTGTGCCAAACGTGCAGACGCCCACTAGTTCGCTCTCATCAAACAGTCCGAACGCGTAGGAGATTGACGGTATTCGGTGCGCGTAGTGAACATTGAGCAGCAGCCAGTAGGACTCCTTTGGCTGGATCGCTCGCACGCTGTAGCCAGGGGTGGTCGCATCAAACAGGTTCTGCTGATACTCCAAGCCCATCATGATGTCCTCCTGTGTTTGGTGATCTTGCCGTGACAGACCCTGCAGAGCGTGCGAAGCATGAAGGTCGGAACGATCAGTGCGCCACCCTCACTCAGCGGCTGGATGTGATCGGCTGTCAGTGGATTGCTGACGTCCCCATCCCTCTGTCCGCAGAGTTCGCAGTATGGCACCTCTTTGCGCTTCTGGACAGAGAGTCTGCGCCAGTCTGCCGTTCGGTAGGGAGACGGCCCTCGGTTCTTCGCCCACTCGG